GTGTCTAGCTTTTCCGAAATCTCATCGATTCCTCCAGCAAGTTCACTAAACGCTTTTCCTATTCCTTTACAACTCATCTTCTATTCCTTATGTTCCTGCTGTTGGTGGAGAACTTTGGGTTCCAGTGGACGGTTGCGGTGAACTTGCACCACCACTACCAGACAAGTATAAGTGAGTATGACCACTAAGCGTGACAGCAGAGGTTGGATTCGCACCAACTTGAATTTCGTCAAGACCAGTGACCAATCCAGTAACAGTAAGATAACCACCAATAGTTGTATAACCAGATATGGTAGTAGCAGCTGCCGTAATCTGAACCAAAGGCGCACCTATTAGGAAATTACCAGTAGAAGCGAATGTGGTTATTCCCAATACAGTATTAGTGTAGAAACCAATTGTTCTATCAAGGATAGAAGCAGGCGACATCTGTCTATGACTTGTACCGTCAATAATAGGCCCGATAGACGGTAATGGATTCACACCACCAGCCATAGCAAGAATGCTTGGAGAAGATATGTTCTGGTTTATTGTTCCAGCACCACCAACTCCGTGGTTGATATTACCAACACCAGTTATCAATTGGTCTATCTGTCCAGCACCATCAACAAAGTCAACAATTGTACCAACACCGATAACTTTATTTTCGATTGTAGGTACTGAGAAAGTTGGAACAAGACCATCTAAAATTGGCCCAGTTGGAGCAGACAATACAACTCTTGACATACCAGCAGTAGTACCAATATGGAAAGCGTATTTTTTACCATAAGAGTCTGCTGTTTGAAGTATTGGTGGGAAATCCGTAGCAGCTGGAACAGGGCCTGGCAGTCCACCAATTCTTTCAACCATATCTATTCTCGCGGTAGTATTAATTCTATCACCAACAATATTAACTGAACTACCAAAAGGAGAGCCTGGCACTTTTGGTGTACCATCTGCTTTAGCTGTTACTTGAATATTCTTGACAGCTTGTAATTTGATTGAACCACCTGTAATCAATGCATCTGGGGATGGAGCAGCACCCTGTGAGGCTGCTTCTACGGCAGCAGTTGGGTCAAGAGTAGTTCTAATACTTGTATTTACTGTAAAGTCTCCAGAGACAGTGTGTTTATAATCCTGTCTATTCATAACTTTTTGTTTACCTTGGACTGTTGTATTGTGTTCTCCCAAAACACGCAGTCTATAATTACCAATTTTTTTACTATCTCCGTCAGATTGTCCTACTTGGCAATTGAAATTACCAGCAGTCATTAATAAGTATGAACTCTGTGTATCAACTAATTCATGTCCTTGAATTTTATTCAGTCTGTTTCCCTTGACCGTATTATAAGAGTGTCCAGATATGTGTTCGTATTTGTTACCTTTAACATTAAGGTTATAATCACCCTCTACCATCATGTCAAAGTTTCCGTTGACATACATGAGTCGGTTTTTTAAATCAATAACATAGTCATCACCAACTATTTTTTCTACTTTGGTTCCGTCTGGTTGAATTTCTTTAAATGAACCAGCGGTATGATATTCATGAATTCTTTCTGCGCCTGGCGTATCATCAACTTCAAACACATGTCCACTTTCTGTTTCTCTTACATGGTTATAGGGGTACTGAGATTTAGAATTCTCCGAACCTTGTGGGTGCGGTTCTTCCCAGTAAGTTGGTTCGTACAAGCCTGGTTTGACTGCAATTTTACCATCGTCCTTTTCATCTGTGTCTAACTGGAGTCCATCTTCGCCTAGACCAAGTGATTCATTTACTTCTTTAACAAACTTCTCAAGTTCTTTTCTTTCATCGTGTTCAAATGGAAGTTCTCTATTGTGAAATCCAGTTATTTTACTTGCAAAACCCCTCGGTATTTTTACTGTCCTTGAGTCTCTTTTTGCTTTTAAAGAATAGTGAGCTTCCGATGATTCTGTACCTCTGGAAAGTCTGGATGAAGATGCCTCTTCTAATACATTTTTTCCAACATCTATTTCTTCAACACCCTCTTCTTTTCCTGTAAGTTTTTGTCCGCTTTCGTTTACTAATCCCCCAAGACCATCCGAAACAAATCCTTTTACTTTATCCTTTAAGACATTATCTGTTATATTTTCTTGTACTCTTAATTGTTTTCTGCGTGGGAACTTTCCATTGGGGTCATAGAATCCTCTTCGTGCCAAAGATTCTGGGCTTTCTGGAGAGGCCTCTCCTTCACTCAAGACGGTTGGGACATTATCCTCAACACCAAATGAACCCATGATAACAGGTATTTGACCATCATCTCCATCAACAAAAAACCCAATAACAGCAGAACCTTCCACTAACCCAGTTGGTGACGAACCAACACCAGATATAGCAGCAGAGGTAACTGGTTGCATAGGAATAGCCCAAGGTAAAGATTCGGTTGGTAATACACTTTTATCAAGTGTATGATATCCCAAAATACGAACTTTATATCTTCCAAATTTTTCTGGGTCATTTCTATCTTCAACAACACCCTGCCACCAAGCAAAAGTTGGATACCTTGTGTTCATTTTATTAATTGACATTAGTCATCCCTCCCCACACTGTCTCGGACACATGTTATTCGCATATCGTGACTACTATCAGCAGTACCCACACCGTGTCTTATTCCAGTTATAATATAAATTCCAGACAGTCTTTTATCAAACACCGATGTGGAACCTTTTGGTTTTTCTCCAGTTTTAGGTATGTTCAAATATACTAACATACCCAAGTCTATATCTGTTCTGCCTGGCGCAGTAAAAGCAATCTCCAATCTATTTAACTCTTCTATCGCGGTATCTCTGTAAGCAGTGTCTAAGAAAAATCTCCAATCAATACCAAAGTCATTATCAGTCCATATTTGAGAAGAACCTATCTGTACATTCAAAGCAGACCTTGGTTCTGACATTGACAACTGTCTCATTGTTGTTAAGTCTTCAATATGGAAAAAATCATTATATCCTTGTGGCATAGTTCTTACATTCTGTTTCCTTCTTTCTGGTTGATTTGGTGTATAATCAAATTCCATATGATAAGGTAATCTTGTTGTCATGTCAAACCCAACTGTCATATTACCTTGGAATCCAGAAACTTGGTCTTTAATGTCATGCGTGTAATATGGCATTTCCAAAGTTGACATTGTGTTTAATTGTTTTGATACAAATGGAGTTAAAAATCTATAACCACTAACTGTTGTTCTTTTTTCATCTAACATGAATGGAGTATCATTATTGGGTAATAAGAAAAACTCATCATATATAACTCCCTGTTCCTTGTAAAAAGCAGCTAACTTAGAAAGACTTGTTACATAATGTCCTTTATCAGACTGAAAATATTTTACATTGGGCATCAATTCTTTTCCACCAGCAGGAGCTGGTGCAACTTTACTCGCCAAATAATTCATGCATTTATAAGGTGTCCAGTAATTAGAAATAAAACAGTGATTATCTTTCTTGAAAGTCTGTTGTGACATGTCAAGAAAACTTAAATCAGGGCCCTCTTTTTCTATATCCTCAGTAATTACTTTTCCATCCCTAATAAACCTGTTATAAATTTCTAGGAATATGTCTCGCGGAGGCCCCGAAAACCTTTCACTGATTACAGTAGTATTGTTTTTATATCCTTCTGGAGTAATACATTTTATAGTATAAGTCTCTTCCCTGTCATCTTTGAATCTTCTGTTTACAATTGAATCTATAACAAATGTTTGATGGATGATTTGTGAATCTTTATCTGATTCTAAATGATTTGAATGTAACCTAATTGTTATTAGTTCACCACCAACTATAGGAAGTGTACCTATTAGATTTGCGGAGTCACCACATGTTAACTCCATAGTCATATAATTTGTATGAATACTTTCTTGAATAACAATATCACCAACCATGTTAGTGATTTCTATTTCTTTACCACCAGCTTCTTGAGAAGCTTTAAGCAGTATTTTTCCAATATCTACGCCACCAGCGGCTTGAATTTGTACTTGTGCCATAATGTATTATCTACCTCTTATCAATGACCTAAATTGTGAAGCTATTTCTTCTATAAACTCTGGTTTAGGTAATTTGATTTTTCTTTTTTCTTCATTTATTTTTTCTTCGTGTTGAATATTGGTAACAATTTTAATTTGATTTAAATTAAATTTTGTCTCGTCAAAATTAACTCTAATATCTTCATTTGTTGAATCAACATAATGATGTATCTTACCTAAGTTTTCTGCACCATATCTTTGTTTTGCAAATTCAGCTAAATCTAGGTTTGACTTAGGCCAATCATGGTATGGGTCAATGATATTGTTACATACTAATATAACCCAGTAGTAATCAACAGTTTCATATAAATCGTATGAAATATGTTCTGGTTTTTGTCCATCTTGAACTTCATATTCATTCATATAAGCCATGTTGTCAAATAACTCATTCGGTTTGACACGGCGAAATAAATCTGGTATGTTTACCAGAGTACCATCTACAAGATAAAGAGTTCTAGGAAATTGTTTAAAAAATGACATTATTCACTGTCTCCACTATTTGATGAAGGTTCTGAGTTACTAGTCTCAGTAATTTTTGCTGTCGCTGGGTCTGGTGTTTTAACTGTTTCTCCAGAAATAGTAGCAGCCTCTCCTATACCCATAGACCCTTGGTCGAATCCACCCATAACTTCTTGTTGGTCTGTGAAGTCAACAATAGCATCTCTATGAAGAAGTGTAAGTTCTTTGAATCCTAGACTCATAGTAATTTCAGATGGAGCACCTTCTGTTCCTTGGAACGCGGTATATATTCCGTTGTTACCATAGTCAACTTGGAAACTAGTCAAAGCAGTGTCATTAAAAAAGTTTGTAAAGTAAGCATTTTCTTTACCTTTGTACATATACACTATCTCAAACTCAGCTGGGTATTCAAGGAATAACTTAGCAGGAGATTTTTGTGGAGTCATAAACCTTTCAAATACATTTACAATTTTTAATGCCTGTAGTAACTCATGTCTGTTCTTGGGTGCAAATTTAAATACAAAGGGGAAGTCCCTAAATCCCATAGTTTTAAATAGTGTTTCTTTAAATGGGTTCTGTACTTTACGAGTCATCAATTCTATACTCGATTGCAGTGGTAAGTTTAATCCCAATTGTTTTGTTATGTTCAATGTACCAGCGGCAGTTCTTAACAAGGATTGTCCAGCTTCACTTTTCATGTCTGCATCTCGAATCATATCTTTCAATGCTTTATCACCATCCTTTGAAGCAATAGCACCCATGAGAGCACCAAAATCGGTTACATCCCATTCCGCAGTCATTTTGTTTTGTGGTGATTGTGGCATAGCTAATCTAATAGAAGCGACATTTCTTCTTGCCATTTTTGGTTCTGTTAGTTGTCCAACTTTATCTGCAAAAAAATCTTTACCTAGATATCCAAGACCAGCAATAGCACTACCCTTTATTGCATTTTGAGTTAGACCGTAAGCCACTGTAGCACCTACAACGGAACCTTCCGCAACACTTTTTACTACTTCTTTTGCACCTTCATTTGACATACTGTCCATAAAGGTTTCACCGCGACCAGCTTTAGGTAAGTCTGAGTTTCCACTAGATTCTATAGAACTTTCTCTAATTAAAACATTGAATATGATTTGGTGAGGAAACTCTTCTGTGTTATCTAGTCCGTCTGGATAAGATAATTGTTGGAAAGTAACTTTTCTTCTAGTAGCAGTTTTTGTTTCTTTATTCGTATTATTTTTATCAGTTGCTGTTGAGTTCGCATTGGCAACTTTGTTAGCTGCTGCTTCTGGGTCACTGCCTTGGTCTCGTTCCCCACCACCAAGTGGCACCGCGCCTGGCAGTATACCACCTAGTTTTTCATCTAACCAATTGTAAATGGAACTACTCATGTAAAAACTCCGAATAAATAGTAATTATGATTTTATTGGACTATTTATAACATGCCGTACCGAAAAGATATCCATCAAGGGAAATTTATTCCAAAAAACGCAAAAAAGTATCGTGGGAATATTTCAGAGGTTATTTATAGGTCTGCCTATGAACTAAAATTTATGAATTGGTGCGACAAGAACCAAGATGTTTTAGAGTGGGCATCTGAACCTATAGCGATACCCTATAGGTCACCAATCGATAGAAGACTACATCGTTACTTTGTTGACTTCTATTTGAAAACAGTTGGTGGTACATATTTGATAGAAATCAAACCAGAACGGTTTACCAAACCCCCAGAACCAAGAAAGAAAACAAAAAAGTACTTACAAGAGATTGCCAATTATGGTATCAATGAAGCAAAGTGGAAATCAGCAAAAGAATTTTGTCTTGACAGAGGATGGGAATTTAAAATAATTACTGAAAAAGAATTGGGTATGTATTATAAATAGTCGCTATGGCGAATCCATTTCTACAAATAAGACCAAATTCTGACTCTGGAAGAAAGTCATTTAATTGGTATATGAACCAAGTCAGACAAATTATGCGTGGCGTAAACAGTCCGTCCAGCGCTATATCATCTGACATTGGTAAAGTAAAAAGTCAATGGGAAATGGGTTCTATGTACTTGTTTAGATATGAGGCAAAACACAAAGATAGATTACCATATTTTGATGCGTTTCCTTTGTGTCTCCCCTTTGAACCAACCAATGATGGATTCTGGGGATTGAATTTGCATTATCTACCTTATATGATGAGAGCGCAGTTATTAGGCAAACTCATGGAAACAGTAAACGACAGGGGAATAGACGATAAAACAACCATGAGATATAACTGGAACCTGTTATCTAATTCAGCAACATTCCCAGAAGTAAAACCATGTGTCAAAAGATACTTAACCACACAGATGAGGTCAAGGTTTTATGAAATCAATCCACAAGATTGGAAAGGCGCAATATTTTTGCCAGTAGAAGATTTTAATGTTAACAAGAATACCGTATTCCAAAAATCTAGGAGCATGATTTAATGGCATATTTTAAAACAAATGACTTCATATCTAAAGTCAGAAAGAATGACCTCGCAAGGTCAAACAGATTTGAGGTACTAATTAACAGTCCTGCTAATTTCTTGACTGATAGAGAAGTATCATTATTGTGCGAGGAAGCACAAATACCAGGCCTGCAAATTATGTGGACACCTACAAAAATATCTCACTGGACAGAACAAAGAGCGCATGGTATAGAATATTTTGGTGATACAGCAGCTTTTACATTTTTCTGTGACGATAACTGGGACGCAAGAACCTACTTTGAAAATTGGATGACTCTTATTGCAGACCCACTATCCAAAGAAGTGGCATTCCCAGAAGATTACACTGGTTCGGTAGAAGTTTACACCCTAGATAGAGAAGACAACAGAGTCACGCGATGGAAACTATATGATGCATTTCCAAGACTTATGAATATTCTACCAATGGGTCAAAGTGCTGAGGGTATTGTGAGAGTTAATGTAACATTTGCCTTTAGAAGGTGGACTTCTAGGGGAGTTTCAGCTGGTGAGGCAGAAAGATTGTTTGGTATATTTAACTTCCGTAAGGGAAGTATCAAAAATGCTATAAACAACAAGGTAGCAGATAGTATTAACGATTGGCTTGATTAAAATTTTGGAGGTTTGTAATGGTTTTACCAAAGGCGGAATATCCTTTGACAGACATTTATGTTTATGCTTTAGATAAAGAAATACCTTTTAGACCATTCTTGGTAAAAGAAGAAAGATTGTTTGAGTCCATAGATGACTCCCAAACACTTATTAAGAATATATCTCAGTGCATAACAAATTGTTCTTTGGGTGAAGTAGATGGAACTACTTTACCTATCTTTGATACCCAAAATATCTGGGTTCAATTGCAAAAAATATCAAATGTAGATGCACCAGAATATTTAATTTTCTGTAACGAATGTGGTGAAGAAAATGAAATAGTTATTGATATGGACAACTTTAAAATGACAGTTATTGAAGAACATACAAATATCATAACTATAAACGATGAATTAAGAATATCAATGAAGTATCCCACCGCATCAATGATACTAACAGAACAAAAAAACAATCAAATAGATTTTTTCGATATAGCTGCTTTATGTATTGATAAAGTAGAGTATGGTGGTGAAATAATATCAGATGCCACCTTAGAAGAAAAAGAAGAGTTCATTGACAATTTAACAAAAGACGAGTTTGCAAAAATTAATTTATTTTTTGCGACAATCCCAGTTGTTGAAAATGAAGTAATTTTTAATTGTGAAAAGTGCGAAGCGACAAATATCAACACAATGAATGGATATATGTCGTTTTCGGAATAGGTTTGGAGGATAATATGGCACTACCACAGACAGAACATCCTCTGATAGATGTTCGCGTACACTCTCTTAATAAGAGTGTAAAATTCAGACCTTTCCTAGTTAAAGAGGAGAAACTGCTTATATTAGCAAACGAAACCAAAGATGTAGATGAGATGATAAAGGCTACTCAGCAAATTATCACGAACTGTTCATTTGGTGAAATTTCTGGAGATGAACTTCCAGTGTTTGATATGCAGAATATCTTTTTACATCTAAGGAAGGTTTCAATATCAGAAACAACAGAGGCGAGACTAGCCTGCGGTCATTGTGAAAATGCTATCGATATCACTATTGATTTGGGTAATTTCAAATTACATGAAACAGAAGGTCATGAAAAACAAGTAAGACTTTCTGAGGATGTATTAGTTGAAATGAGATATCCAAATGTAAAAGAAATGATGATGTTGGGTCAGTCAGAAACAGAAGGGGATGTATTTAAGGTCGCGGAACTATGTATTGACAAAATATTTGCTGGAGACAGTATCGTTGATTCTGAAGATTTGAGTCCAGAAGATAAGGAAGAGTTTATTGATAACCTTACTTCAGAACAATTCAAGGAATTTAAAAAGTTTTTTGAGTCAATGCCCGTGATAGAAAGCGAGATTGAATATAGTTGTCCGAAATGTGAAAAGAATAACAAAACCTTTTTGAATGGGTATTATGATTTTTTCGGATAAGCCTTTTTCATGAGAATTTAGAAAATTACTTTAAAACTAACTTTCTACTTATGCAAGAACATAAATATAGTTTAACAGAAATAGAGAGTTGGGTTCCGTGGGAAAGGCAAGTGTATATATCAATGTTAGTCCAACATTTAAAGAAAAAAGCAGACGATATGAAGAATAATAAATGGAGAAATTAACTTGATAGGATTTTTTACTAAATTAGGCGGTAGACTCTTGGGCGGCGGCCGAGGAGTAGCAAAATCTGGCGTTAGAGCATCTGGTGGTTTCGGAAAACAAGTCGGTGGTACTGCTTTAGGATATGGAGTAGGAGATGCTTTATTTGGTGCTCCAGAACCAGTAGGCGCGCCTGGCGAGGCTGGTGGAATCGGTGGTGGCGGACAAAGAAAATTTGGTGCCGCTGGAATGGGTGGTGGAATGTCATCAGCAGGAACAGGAGTATCAGCATCACAAGCCACATCTGCATTGTCAGATGTTTCTAGTAGAGACCCAGTAGTAAATCAATTACAAGATATCGAAAGAGTATTAGTTGATATAAAAGGAGACACCGCAGTTATGGCTTCTGGTTTGAGTGCTGCTTCGGGGCCAGCAGTTGAGGGAGAAAATTCTATTAGGGCGAGACTTGGTATGGGCGGCGGTAAAGGAAGTGGGATGAGTAGTGGAGTTGCTGCTGGAATCGGAGGATTGGCAGCTGCTCAAGCGATGGGTCTTTTTGATAATTTGGGTGGTGGAGAAAAAGCTGTTTCAGAATCAGAAGCGTTAAAAAATAGAATTGATGAATCGTTAGATGAATTGGGCGGTGTGTTCGGTGACCTCAGTCAAAGAATAACAAAAAACCTTGGTAAGATAATGTCTGGTGTTCCCATTTTAACAAAATCATTAGACAGTATGTTGAAACCTGTGGGCGAATCATTAGTTAAAGGGGCGACTACGGTTGCTAGTAAATTCAAAAAGCCCAGAGTGGACGCATCGGCACTAAATGCTGCTGGTCAACCAAGACCAACTAGTAATGTTATCGACATTAATACAAAACAACCGATAGATACTCCCGATGCTCCAAAAATTGTAGATACAGGTGGTAGACCAATAAGCACCGCTCCAGTAGGGCAAACTGGCGCGAACAATACTGTAGATGTAAAAATGAAAAAGCCAAAACTGCCAGACCTAGACCCAAAAGTAATGGCAAAATCATTTACAAAACATGCTGGTAAATTTGGATTAAAAGCAATTCCAATTATCGGCGCTGGTGCTGGGTTGGGATTTGCAATTTCACGATTATTTGATGGAGATTTTGCTGGTGCAGCTGCAGAGGCAGCTGGTATGTTTGTTCCAAGTGTAGCTGGGTCACTTACCATTGATGCTGGTTTAATGGCAAGAGACATATACAACGATGCATTTGGTACTAAAGAAGACCCATTCCCACATGATGCCCACGCAGCTTTTGCTGCTGTTGGAGACTTCCCAGCATATAAAGAAAATTATGAAAAAATAATGGACTTTGTACAGGAAAAATTAAAGAAATTAATGGAAGGTGATGGTAGTGTTAAAGCAAGACCAAGTATGGATGACCGCGAAAGCCGTTTAACTGGTCGTAATAAGCAAGCATTGAAAAAAAGACAAGAAAGGTGGGATGAAAAATATGGTGCCACACATAATCCAGATGGTACTATGAAAATAAATGTTACTGAAACTGCAGCTGCTGATATGGCACCAATTGAAGCAACTCAAGCTGGAACATCACCCACTGGGCCAACAACAATTAATATGGCTACCTCAGAAGCTTCGGCCGCAGAGTTTGGAAGAAGCGCAGACGCAGCTGCTGCCTCACAAAATCAATTAGCAGCTGAAATAAGAACTGCAACCGCACCAAGTACAGGAAGTAGTGTCGGTGCAACTAAGGTAGAGAAAATTGGTGTCTACAGAGATACCAGTAGTCAAATGGTTGACCCAGAAACTAAACTCTTGATGCAAGACTAAGTTTAGACTGAATATAACCATCCACATGTTCTAGGATGTGGGATTCTCTTCTTTCCATATGTGTCTTAGTAGCAAAATCACTCCATTTCACACTTGGGTCAATAAAGAACTTATCATACATAAATGGGTCTAATGCGTTCTTCAACTTAGCTTGACTAAACTCTTCTACGCAGAATTTAAAACAATCATACATGTTAGTATAGTCATTTTCCCACATAATGTACTCGCCAGAGGTCGCCACATACTCATAGAGGAACTTATAGAACGGATTGATACTCATATCCCACTTTATATCATCTTTGGGGAACTGGGACTCCCTATAACCGTAATCTTTCCAATTCAAATCAAATTCTGAGTTATGATTGAGAGATGGTTTACCTAATAACTTAATCATCAATATGTTCATATGATAACTCTGGTCAGACCAGTATTCAGAACACCATCTAACTGTCTCGCGTAAACTATCAATAGTCTCATAAGGCAAACCAGCAATTAAGGATATTAGACCCTTGTAGTATCCAGCATTTGTCTGAAAGTATTCTTTTACTTCTAATAGACCATCTTGTATCCTACCAGTATTCATCCCCTTACCAACTGATTTAGCTGCCTTGTGGTTCATACTCTCAATACCATAGAAATGAGATGTAATTCCCATCTTAATTAGATTGTCCCAATCTCTAGGACGCGAAGCAAGTAAGTCACCACGAATAAATGCGGTCATCTTTGGTTGGAAAGGAAGTTTCTCTATTGCATTAGCAAACTTTTCTATTTTCTCTGAACTATCATTAAATGTTTCGTCAATGACAAGATAATGTTCTATACCCCACTTGTCATAGTTTTCTGACATCTCATCATATACACTTTGTGCTGTACGAGAGTAATCCCCCTTAACACCCAGTATCGGGAAACTACAAAACTTACATTTGAACTTACATCCACGGGCAAACTCTATCATCATGATTTCGCGTGGATTGACAAAATCTCTTTCTTGATAGGATACTGTTAAATCATCTTTTGGAAATGATTTGTAATTTACATAACAGTTAATTACTTTATTGTAGTGTATGGGTTCTGGCCCACCATCGAAATGTTTGAGTAGTTCCAACATGGCATTTTCACCATATCCATAGACATACCAATCCATGTCCAGACTACGCATACTATCATTTTGACTACCAGCGACACGCGGTATATGAGGATACTCTTCTTTTAACCAAGCAACCAGTTCTTTGACAACTGGACTGTCTAAAAAGAATGTAGAACCAAATCCAAAGAACTTACAATCCTTTGCGATTGGTTTTAGATATTGTTTGAGTTGTTCTATTTTCCAGCGATGGACATAATCTACTACATCAATTTCATAACCATTCTGCCTCAAAAAGGTGGCAATCTTGTGACCACCAGAAGACCTTCTCATTGAAATGTTTTTAGAATCTTCTTTGTGTATTGAACCAGCAAAGTCTTCTAATTGTCCGCCAAATATAATTCCATCCATAATTTCTGCCATAAAAAAAGGGGCGACACTATTTATGTCGCCCCTCGCAAACGCTTAAACGATATTAGGAATCGTCAGCAAGTTTTGCAAAGTACGACATTGCATCGTCATCACTATCTGAACCATTGGAGACTACCGTAGTTTCAGATTGTTGGTTAACAAACAAGTCATCTTCAATGTCGCCTGTCTGGGCTGCAACAGTTGAAGCAGTAGGAACCTTGCTTGCACCTTGAAGA